TATTGATGAACTCCCAGAGGAGGTTGAGTGATGCCTGCAATGCCAACTGAAGGTATGCGCGAAGAAGCGCAACGTTACAAGGATTGGAAATCAGAAGGAGAGAAAGGCGGCACTGAAGTCGCGGCTCGTCGTGCTACTCAGATCTTGAGTGGTAATGAGTTGAGCGACGATGTGATCGTTGCAATGAGCGCATGGTTTGCGCGGCATGAAGTAGATAAAAGAGCTGAGGGGTTTAGTCCAGGAGAAGAAGGTTATCCTTCTCCAGGCCGTGTTGCCTGGGCTGCCTGGGGTGGTGATGCTGGTAAAACATGGTCAGACCGCATTGTTGAATCTATGGATCGCTCAATGGAACAGGAAGAGACCAGGGCCGAACCTGACGGCCTGAAGGTTGGTGATTTTGTTCGCTGGAGTTCGTCTGGCGGCAGCGCACAAGGCAAGATCACAAGAATTGTTCGCGATGGTCAGATTGACGTTCCTGATAGCGAGGTTGTCATCAATGGCGAAGAAGATGACCCTGCAGCTTTAATTCAAATTTATAGCGAAGGCGATGATGGCTGGGAAAAAACTGATGTTTATGTAGGACATAGATTCAGTACACTGACAAAGATCGAAGCCTTACGCGCAATGGAACTTACTTCGGAGGTGCCTGATGTTGTTGCAGAAGAGAGTTCTAAAAAAGAATTGTCTCGCGATCTTGAAGGTACAAAATTCAAGCGTGTTGAAGCGACGAGTTTCAACATGGTTGACGAAAGGAGCATGGAATTTCCATTCAGCTCTGAATATCCCGTGGCTCGTTACTTTGGAAACGAAGTCCTGAGTCACGGCATGGAGTCTGCGAATCTTTCGCGACTCAATGATGGCGCACCGCTTCTTTATAACCATGATCCAGATCGCATGATCGGCGTTGTCGAACGTGCTTGGGTTGATGGTGAGAAGAAACGCGGTTACGCCAAGGTGCGCTTTTCGCGCAATAAATTTGCGCAAGAAGTGCTCCAAGACGTTCGCGATGGAATCCTTCGCGGCGTTTCTTTCGGCTACTCCATTGATAAAATGGAGGAGCGTGAAGATGGCCTCGTAGCTACCAATTGGTCGCCTTACGAGGTCTCGTTAGCTGTTATCCCAGCTGACCCCACTGTCGGAGTTGGACGTTCTCTTGAGATCGACGATTCTGACGTAAATGTTGAGGTTGAGCGTTCTTTACAGGACGCCAACCCTGATACTGCGGCTTCGACCGCATCTCCCGTAAACACAGTGACTGAAGTCATGGAAAGCACCACAACTGATGTGGAGGTGATCCGGTCCGAGGCCGTAGAGGCCGAACGTAACCGGATTGCATCCATCAACAAACTCGGCGAGCGTCACAACCTCTCCGATCTTGCACGCGAATTAATCTCTGGCGGCCAGTCCGTTGATGAGGCTCGCGCTGCTGTCCTCGAAAAAATCGGAACTCAACCCGTGGAACACAGCATCACCGCCAACGACATCGGCCTCTCTGATAAGGAGACCCGTAGCTTCAGCTTCGTCAAAGCTCTGAACTATCTCTCTAACCAGGGTGATGCTCAGGCTCGTCGCGATGCAGCATTTGAAATTGAAGTTGGCGAGGCTGCTGCCAAGCAGTACGAGCGTTCTTCAAACGGCATCGTCATTCCTAACGAAGTCCTCCGTCGCGACTTGGTTGTAGGTACACCTACAGCTGGTGGCGACTTGGTTGACGACGTGCTTCTGGCTGGAAGCTTCATCGACCTGCTTCGTAACCGCTTGTCAATCGCTCAGGCTGGCGCAACGATGCTGACCGGGCTGCAGGGCAATGTATCGATCCCCCGTCAGACTTCTGCTGCTACTGCTTACTGGGTTGGCGAGAACGCTTCTCCCACCGAGTCTCAGCAGGCCATCGATCAAGTAAATCTTTCGCCAAAAACTGTAGGGGCGTTTGTTGACTACTCAAGGCGTCTTCTGCTTCAAAGCAGCATCGACGTTGAAGGCATGGTTCGTAACGACCTTGCCCGTGTGATCGCACTGGAAATCGACCGCGCTGCCATCTACGGCACCGGCTCTTCCAACCAGCCTCAAGGCTTGACCAACGTGAGCGGTATTGGCTCCGAGACCCTTACGGGCACCGGCACCTTCACTGAGTACATCGCGATGGAGACCGACGTTGCTGCAGCCAACGCTGATGCTGGCGCTCTTCGTTACATCGTCAACGCCACCACTCGTGGCGGCCTGAAAGGCACCAAGAAGGACGCTGGAAGCGGCGAGTTCGTCTTCGCTGATAACGAGATCAACGGTTATCCCGTGATCGTTTCCAACCAGCTTGCTTCTAACGACGCACTGTTCGGTGACTTCTCCATGTTCATCATGGGCATGTGGTCTGGCCTGGATCTGACTGTTGATCCTTACGCTGGCGCAACTGCTGGAACCGTTCGCGTCATCGCTCTTCAGGATATTGACTTTGCTGTCAAGCAGCCTTCTGCTTTCTGCTTCGCTAGCTGAAGCCCATGAGAGTTGAAATCACACGCAATGTGATGATCAACGGGGAGCCTGTGAAAGCAGGCTCTTTTGTTGAAGTCGAACAAGGCATTGCCACACTGCTGATTAACAGTGATAAGGCCAAAGTGGCCGCAGACCTTAAGCCGCTTGCTGAGGCCGCTCCATCGTGCCCTCCGAAGGCACCGTCCTGTCCGCCTAAGCCTCCTGCACGGCGTGCCAGTAAAAAGCAAACCCTTGGAGAAGACCAATGACCATCCTTTCTGTTGGCTTAGAAAAGCTTTCGCATTTTGCGCTAGCTCCAACCGCTTCACGAACTTCTGCTCTTGACGGAACAGCTGTTGACCTGAATGACTACGAAGGCGACATTTGCGTAATTCTCGATGTCGAGAATGGCGGAACTTCAACTTTGGATGTCAAGATTCAATCGGCTGACACGTCTGGTGGAACTTACTCTGACGTTACCGATGCTGCGTTTACTCAAGTGAGCACGAGCGCAAGTAAGCAGACGTTAGTTTTTGACAAAGGAAGCGCAAAGCGTTTCATCAAGGCTGTTTCAACAGTATCTACTTCAACCCACACCTATAGCGTCAATGCTTTTGGTGCTCTGAAGTACGCCTGATAGCTGTATGTGCCCGGTTCGTCCGGGCTTTTCTCATGGCATTTACAGAAGACTTAAGCGTTTTTTTGAGTAGTGCTGATTTTGCTGTTCCTGTTGTTGCTGGCTCCACTACTGGGCTAGGGATACTGGACATGCCAAGCGAGATCATTGCTGACGGAGTGGTGCTGACAACTGATTACAAGCTGACGTGTGAATCGTCAAAGTTTGGTGGCTTGTTGCATAGCGATGCAGTGTCAGTTGATGGAGTGAACTACACTGTCAGGAGTGCAAATCTTGTTGACGACGGCAAATTTGTTGAGTTAATGCTGATGAAGGACTGATGACTGTTGAAATTGGCTATTTCGCGGACAACTCTAAGAACATTCATTTCTGGGATCCTCTCACGGCTGATGGCTCAACGCCTGCAGTGAAGCTGGCTGGTACGAATTACACTTTTGTTGATAAAATTGTTGGCGGCAATATAACCGTTGTTCACGAGGGCTCTTTGAACGGCAGCGACTGGTTCATTCTTGAGACGCACTCTCATACAGGCAGCGGCATAGATCATCATACTTATTCAAACAAGCCTGTTTTGTATGTCAGGGCAACGGCTTCGTCCATGGGCGCTGGCGAGTCTTTCCACGGCTCTGTGATGTCTGATTAATGACTACTAGACGCGAACAAATCTTGGCGCAGATTGCCACGACACTGGCCAGTACGGCTGGCGTTAATGGGAGAGTTTATCGGTCGCGAGTGACGGCTGCTGCCAGAGCCGAGACGCCAATGATCGTGATCGAGCCCGTAAATGATGTCGCGCAGCAGCAGACCTCATTGCCAAAGCTTGACTGGACAATGCGCGTAAGAGTCGTCGTAATCACAAGGTCAACGACTCCTTACACTGATGCGGATTCAGTAATTGAATCAATGCACTCAAAAATAATGGCTGACTTGAGTGTTGGAGGATATGCGATTGATGTGCAGCCCGTACTAACGAGCTTTGAGTTTCTTGATGCAGACCAGCCTGCTGGAGTGTTTTCTAATGAGTACGATGTTAAGTACAGAACAGCATTAGCAGACCTTACTGTCTACTAAGGTTTAAGCAGTTGCAAGGATTACGATGAAAGACGAGTACAGCGGTCAAGGTGGGTCGTATCTTCTCGATCCAGAAACCGGAAAACGCACTCTGATTCAGCGAACACTTCCCGCCGACCCCCAACAAGAAAATGGCACCACTTCTTCTACGGAAACGACTGATTCTGATCGAAACAGAGTCGAGCTACGGAGTCGCTGCAACTCCAACAGGAACCGACGCGGTTTTGGTGAGAGATCTGAACATCACCCCACAGCAGAGTGATGTTGTTAATCGTGATCTGATTCGTCCTTACCTTGGAGCATCAGAGCAGCTTCTTGCCAACACTCGCGTTGAATGCACGTTCAGCGTTGAGCTAGCAGGATCTGGTACTGCTGGCACTGCTCCGCAGTACGGCAAGGCGCTTCAAGCTTGCGGCCTTAGTGAAACGGTGGCTGCTGGTACTAGCGTGACTTACGCCCCAGTAAGCTCAAATTTCAGCTCGGTCACCATTCACTACAACATTGATGGCGTTCGTCACAAAGTGACCGGTGCTAGAGGAACATTCACTTTGAATGGATCTGTTGGAGAAATCCCTTCGATTGATTTCACCTTCACTGGCATCTATAACGCTCCTGATGATTCAGCACTTCCTAGCGTCACTTACGCAAACCAGGCAACACCGCTGATCTTCAAGAACGGCAACACAGACACCTTCTCCTTGCTTTCTTACTCTGGCTGCTTGCAGTCAGTGAGCTTGGACATCGGTAATACGGTTGTCTATCGCGAGCTTATTGGTTGCGACAAAGAAGTGATCATTACTGATCGCAATGCAAGCGGTAGTGTGAGCATTGAGATGATCTCGATTGCCACGAAGGACTACTTCACCGCTGCCTTGACTGATGGCACGCTTGGCGACTTGACGTTCCAGCATGGCACCACTGCTGGAAATATCGTTGACTTTGCTAGCACCCAGGTAGACATCGGGGACGTGAGCTATGGCGATCAGGACGGCATTGCGATGCTGAACATCCCATACACCGCGATTCCATCAACAGCGGGCAATGACGAGTTCAGCTTGGTGTACACTTGATCTGAACAGATGGGCTCTTGAGGCCGTGTTGGAGAGCACGGCCTTTTTTATTGCTGTAAGCTAATTGCAGTTAAATTTGCTCAATGGCTTTCGTTCGCAAAAAGGTCAAGACTTTTAAATGGCCTGTAACCGTGGAAGAACCTGCTGATGGTGGGGTCTTTGATGACTCTAGTTTTGACGCAGTATTCAAAAGAGTTCCACGGTCTGAGTTCCAGAAGCTCGCGGATAAAGGCGATCTTGACTTGCTTAAAGCAGTGATGACTGGATGGGAAGGAATCGAGGACGAAGACGGCAAGCCGTTGCCGTTCTCCCAAGCAGCAATGAAAGAATTTGCTGATGACCCTTATTGGATTCGCGGTGTCCTGAAGGCTTACACCGAAACTTTTGAAGGCGCGAAACTGGGAAACTAAAAGATGCCGTCAAGTATTGGGCGAATGGCGGCAAAAGAGTAGAGGACAAGAGTGCAGATGACGCTGCGGCATTTGGATTGAAGCCGCAGCGTCAGGTCGCCCCTGAGGAAGAGCACTTTGAGGTATGGGAAGAAAACTGGGATGCGTTGATGATGTTCTTGCGGATGCAAACGCAATGGACCGTCACGATGGGAGGTTACGTTGGATTGAAGTATGAGGTCTTGCTGGGTGCGTCAGGGCTGATGTCCCTTTATGATGTAGATAATCCCCGTGAGATGCTGGAGAGCCTTCAAGTAATGGAAGCTGCTGCACTCTCTGAGCTGAACAAGAAAGATGCCAAGTAAGACTGTTTCGCCTGTTGATATTGTACTTAAAGTAAGTGGCAGCGAAAAGCTGCAAAAATTAAACAGCTCGTTTCGCGATCTATCAAAGCAACTCAACAAGCTTTCAGCCGGAGACCTTCAGAAGGCAACTGATGACGTACGAAAGTTTGCTGCAGAGGCCGGTAATAGCGAAGCAACAATAAAAGGTCAGATCAAAGCGTTTGAAGGCTTGCGTGAACAGGCCGCTATGGGCGGCAAGGTTTACCGTGAGCTTGGGAAAGGTATTGTCGATCTCAAGGCTTCACTGGACGGGCTTGGCGCGAAATCACAGGCTCAGGCGAAGCGACTTGCGGAGATTGGCACAAGTGCTAAATCCTCTGTCTCTCAAATAAAAGACGCCACTGAAAAGCTAAAG